AAACTTGTTGCTTTACATTTACATTCTAAACATATCCAATCTGCTTGAGGATGTGCCATTTTTTCTAATCTTGTAATTCTAGCATCATGATTACTTGCAATACGTTTATCGTCTGCTTTTTCAATAGCATCCATAATTTTACCTATAATTGCTTTTACTATAATTGCTTGTATCATTCTTCATCCTTATATAACATATATCCTAAACAAAATGTTGTAAAAAATCCTGCCATAAAATAAAGTAAATCTCTAAAATGCTCTATCATTGCAGTATTCCTACTAAACTTATTGCTATTGTTAATACAGTAACCATTGTAATACCTACAGCTTTATGAGCAGATAAACTATTTTCAGCAGCTCTTAAACGTCCATTCATTAATTCAAGATGTCTAACAACTTCATCAACTCTTTCTTTTATATGCCCCACATCTCCTGATATTGTAGTTAAATGCAACGTTATATCTGTTTCAAAATCTTTAGTATTTTTTGTTTTCATTGCGTTCCTGCATTCTCATAAATTTGTCCTTCAAGCCATTGCCGCTTAACTCGGCTATTATAGTAACTAATGTTCTAAAGCTATTTTCGATACCTTTTTGCTCTAATTGTTGTCGTTTGGAGTTATCTATTAGTTTTATAATAATTCCTTCAACACGAGTAAAAGATTCTCTTAGTTCTTTTTGTAGCTCATCTTGAATAAATTTATTTTGTTTTTGAATGAATATCCAAAAGGCTACTGCTACAACTAAGGGGATTCCGTATCTTTCTAATATAACTAGCCAATCCATTGGTTATCCTTTTATTACTTGACCCCACAATGAGGTTCTTCCATTTATTATTTCAACAACTTCAACTTTATAGTCTCCGTTTTTAAAAAAATCTATTACAGCAAATGCGTGATTCCAGTTAGTTAATCTACCACTAAGCCAATCTTCATCTGCTTCTATATCTTTTAAACATCCTAAACTCCATGCACTTATAGTTCCACCTGCATTAGTTTTAGTATGTCTTTGTAAATCATGGGTGTGTCCATACATAATACTTTCACCGTATACATCTAAGTGTTTAAAAGAATGGTACTTAGATACAAACTTACCATGAGTAAAATTAAGCTTTCCAATTTTTAATAGTTTTTTTCTATTGTAGGGATGATATTCATACCCTCTTTTTTCTATATTTAAAGCATTTTCTGTTTTGTATTGTTGTAAATAAGGATATCTTATTACAAATTTATCAAGCCAAACTTCATGATTTCCTTGAACAAAATGCCTTTCTTTACAATTTACTTTATCAAGAGATTTGTCTATTATGTCCATTCCCTTGTTTACATCTTTAACATCTTTATTTAATAAAGGAATTAAATCCTCCATTGGTTTTGCACTTCTTCCTTTCCAATAATGCGAACTAAAGTGCTCCCATTCACCAGTATCACCTAAATCAATATAAATGTCTGGTTTTACAATTTCTATGGCCTTACAAACGATTTTTATGGCCTTTTTATCGTGTATAGGAAAGTGTTTATCAGGAGTAACAATAGCTCTCCTAACAACACTTTGTTGTTTATTTGTCATACTTACCTCTATTTCAAAAAACTATTTTATAATTTAGGAACTGATAAAGTTCTTACTCCGCTTTTTCTTAATGGATATTGATTCATTTTTTTCTCATACATTAATTTAAAATATTGAGCTCTTTGTAAATCTCCTGCATCTTCAAACATTCTTGCTTTAATATAACATACAACAGCTGGATGTAAACCTGAATCTAATCCTGCGGTTGTTTTTAAATCTTCAGTAACTGCATCAATTGTTGCGTATTTAGCTGTATATGTAATTCTTAAACCATTATCAATAAATAATGATGTAAAAGTGCCTGTTTCATTGGTATTAGAATCTGAACTTGAACGAGTCATTGTAAATGTAGTTGCACCTGTTACAGTTACAGATTGACTTGCTAAATTATCATCATTAAAATTTGTAGTTCCAGATATACTTACTCTATCTCCTGTGGCAAGACCATGTGCTGCACTTGTTGTAAAAGTTATAGTAGTACCTGAGCAGTCTGCATCACTTATTGTTCCGCTTAAATTTCCAGTACCTTGAAATGTATCATATTTTTCTGTAGTTCTTTCGCCAGTACCTGATATATCTTCACAAACAATTGCTAATCTGTCTTCATCATTATACCATGCAAAATAGCTATTTGGATATGTTCTTTTATTTGTTGCCATATATCTCCTATGTTAACGAATCATCGCTTCCATTTAATTCTGACCATGTAGTTGAATTATTGTCTGTGTCTTCTCTTAAAATTTTATGAGAATCTGAAAGTTTTGGTATCATTATATATCTATCATTAGTATCTTTAATTTCAACTCTTTTTATATCTATAACATCATCGTCTAATGCATACCATCTTTGATGTTTTTTTAAATCTGTAACTTTAGATGCTGTAAAATTTCTTTTAGATGATGCTATATCATCAAGTGCATCATTAATTAATTGAAACATATATTGTTCAGGCTGTCTGCCAAATAATTTTTCAATTTGTTCTATAATATTTTTTGCTGTCATTATCTAGCTCCTTGTTCTTGTTGTTTAGGCATTCCTTGAGCTATTAACATTTGTATGCCTTTATCGTAATCTTGTTTTAATGTTGATATAATTGGAACAAATAATTCGGGGTCTTCTTCGCTAATCATTAAAGATTCAGCTACTTTAATAGCTGCATATAAAACAACTAAATATTCAGCTTCATCTGGAAAGTTAACAATAGACGAAACAGCTGATACGTCAACAGTTGGGAATGCTACATGATGTACTCTTGCAGGTTGACTTGCAGTTGGATTAGGTTTTACAAATAATTTTGGGTCTCCTCCAGTATCACTTTCAATCCAATATACAGGGTCAGTTGCACTTGCTTTATGTAAACTGCTTGAATCTTCTGTTGAACCTCCATAAATTGGATTAATTTCTCTACATCCTATTTGATAACCATCATCAGCATTTTCACGAGTAACATGAAATATTTGTCCAGTTGCATCTAAATCCATAGGAGTAGAAGAAGTTAATGAAGTTATTGTAGCACATTCTATTTTTAATTCTCTGGGAAGTATGTTTATAATTTCTTTAACTGCATCTGTTGCAAAACCATCCATTGCTGTTTGGTCGCTAAATTCTGATGTATTTACTAAATCTAATATTTGTACATCAAAATTAGCCATTATCTTTTACCTTTGTTCATTGCCTTGATTGATTCATCAACTGTTGTTGAATTAAATTCAATTTTTGTTTGTCCGCTCCAAGTTGTTCTCATATTTATATGGTCTGATAATTTTCCTGTAGTTCCAAACACATTTCCACATTCACATTGCTTGCTTGTATTTTTTGGCACTTCGGTTTTTCTTGAGCACTTACTGCAATAATATATTCTCATTTCTTAGTTTTTCCGCCTTCTTTCATGTACCCCATTTTATTTCTTACTTTTTTAGGCAATTTAGATAAACCTGGATTTTTTTCTGCATCAACAGCTTTCATTGCTTTTCCGCCTTCTTCATATTTTTTCATGCCAGTCATACCGCCATGTCCATATTTCATTTTCATTTTACCACCGCCCATCATCATAGGTTTTTGCATACCTATCATATTGTATCCAGTTTTACCACCACCTGCATACATTTGCTCACTTCTCATACTTCCATCTTTTATTGGAATACCTGTTTTTTCTGATTCTGCTTTTGCAGCAGCCATACCTTCTTCAGTATAAGGGTATTTTTTATTTCCTACTTCTGGCATTATTTTTTACTCCTTTTCCTTGCGTCAGTTATTGGATAATTATAATCATTTTCATTCGGTAATTTACCATTTTTGTTTATATATTCCAATACTGGCTCTGTTTTACTGTTAACTGATTTTTTCTTAATTATATATTCTCCACCTTCAACTTCAATTGGGATACCACCCTTATCATGTGATGGCCCTTTTAACTTACCTCCATGATTCATAGATTTTAAATGTTTATCTACTCTTTTAGATTGTCCTAAATGCAATTTTGAAGCTTTTTTTAATTCTTTCACAACTAATTTTAAATCTTCTACTGAACCTTTAACAGGGCCTCCTTCTTTCATAATATCTAAAGTCTTAGGATAGCCTTTTTCGCCAGGTTTTGCTGGACGTTCTCCTCTTTTACGTTTGGCATGTATATTTGCCCATAATCCTTTTCTTTTAGCCATTATTTACCTCCTGTAGATTCATAATCTGAACCTGCGTCCATATTAGTCATAGTTGCATTATTTGTATTAGAAGACATATCATATACTGTTGTTCCATTAGCATGTTCTAATCCATCTCCCATTCTATACCATGCTTTTAAATTACTAGAAAATGATGATTCCATATGATTAAATGGCTGCCTTCCGTTATATATTGTTTGAATTTCTGCTTGGTTTAATGCTTTATCATATATAGTTACTTCTGATAATTTCATTGGATAAGTTGCTGTAGTGGTATCAGTTCTATAAGAAGCTAC